GAGATTGGACAGTCCCGCACAAAATTTCCTTGACCAAATTAAATTTTCCTGTTATGAAAATAAGTCAGTCAACTTGATGAATTTTAAGATTGAAATTTTTATTTTCTAAGTCAGATTTTTTTATTTTCTAAGTCAGATTTTTTTCTAAGTCAGATTTTTGAAATTTTAAGTCACAAATTTTATTTTCTAGGCAGAAATTTATCGAGGGAAGTTGAAAATAGTTTTTGCAGAAGCGGCGGAGGAATAGATTTTTTCCAATGGTATTCTTTCAATACTTTTTACAACTTGAAAAAGTAGGCACTTTATTTTATAATATTTTTACAGGTCGAACCCGATAGAATCGGGCGTGACTTCGACCGGAAAGGAATCAAATATGCCACAGTTATATATGGACAAATTAGAACATGTTAGTTATTGTAGAAGTAAAGACGGTTTTAAAGATAAATATTATTTCTTTGTTAGTAACGATTACTATATAATAAAATTAAAAAGCAATAAGTTAGTTTTTGAAAGTTATAATGCGCCTATTACTGCAAGAGATAGACGAATGATTGAACTGTTAGGCTATTGGCTTAACGATTCAACTTTGAATTTAGACAATGTTTATTTAACAATTAGACTTAAAGCAGTCAATAACAAAGACTTTTTGCACTGGTGGACAAGGTACAATTTTCAGATAGAAATAGAAAGGAGTGTTTTATAATGGTATCAGAAACAAAAACACAACAAAAGTTAGTTGAAGAATCAAATAAGTTAGGAAAAGCATATAAAGATATGACATACAAAGAACGCAAAGCCTTTTACAGCACTGTAAAAGGTCAAGTAAAAAAGCAGAGAAACGCACTTGAAAAGATAGCAAAAGGAGACGTTTCAAAGCGTTATAACGTTCTTTCGGGTGAGAAATCACCAGCCCTTGAAGCTTTGGAAAGACGTGAAGGAATTGTCGGACGTATGCCTGACAAGATGCCAACAGATATAGAAGAGTTTCAAAAAGTGATGGAAACAGCAAAGCGGTTTCTAACAGCGGAGACAGCCACCGCTAAGAATTGGCTGAAATATATACGTGAGAATACAACTAGGACAGAAAAAATCCTAGGTCGTAAGTTCTCAATAGAAGAAAGCCGAAAGGCTTGGGACTTAATTAAAAAACTTGAAGCCACCGAGGGTGGTGGAATGTATGATGCTAGTTTGTCCTCTGGTGAGGGCTATAAACAAGTTATTGCCAAAGTTTTCAATCCTAAATTGTCAGTTAACCAAATGATGATAAAATGGGATAATTACAGAAAAGGTACAACACCCGCAACAATCGAAGACGATGATATGGATGTTTTCGCATTAGCTAGAAAGCAAAGAGACAAGAAACAGGACAACTATTTTAAACGGAGATAAAAAAGACGTGACAGGTTACAACTTCAAGAGATACGAATTTAAAGAAAATATTAGTTTTATACGTGACGCACTGGAAACAGTGCCGTCACTTGTTGAGACTTCAACATATAGAGATGTTGAATATGTGGAAATCCCTTTTAGTTTTGATATAGAAACGTCTAGCTGGTACAATTTAAATAATGAAAAACGGGGATGTATGTATTGCTGGCAAGTTGGACTAAATGGCAGATGGTTATTAGGTAGAACTTGGCAAGAGTTCCACGACTTCATCAATAACCTTATAACAATTTTAAATTTAAGCCTTGACAGACGCATCATTTGTTGGGTCCATAATTTAAAATACGAATTCCAATTCTTACAATATAAATTCACTTGGAACGATATATTCGCTATAGATGCACTGACACCAGTACAAGCGGTAACAGATTGCGGAATTGAATTCCGTTGTTCTTATATTCAAAGCGGAAAAAGTCTTGCAAAGTTAGGCGAAGACCTGACCAAGTACAAATTACCTAAACTTGTCGGAGATTTGGATTATAAGAAACTTAGACACTGGAAGACACACCTTACAAATAAGGAAATGGAATATTGTAGAAATGACGTTTTGATTCTTAACGGTTACATTCAAGAACTAAAAGACAAAGGCGAAAAGATAAGCAATATATTATTAACGAAGACTATGTATGTCCGTAGAGACGTAAGAAATAGATGCTTTTATGGAGATGGTAAACATAAAAGAAACACTAAAGAGGCAAAGAAATATAAACAACTAATGAAGGCTTTAACGTTAGAGACTGACGAATACGAAAGTGTACACGCTGCTTTTGCTGGTGGTTTTACTCACGCAAACGCAAGAAACGCAAACAAGACATTATTAGATGTTACAAGTTGGGATTTTACAAGCTCATATCCTGCTGTAATGCTTACCGAAATGTTCCCAATGTCTAAAGGTGAAAAGGTAGAAGGATATTATTTTATTGATGATTTTCCTTTTAGACCTAATTGTTTATATGTTTTTACTGTTCGTTTTACAAACATTAAAATTAAAGAGGATACACCAGATACCCCTATAAGTTTCTCTAAGTGTTCTAAGATTTCTAAATATTATGAACTAGATAATGGTAGAGTTTGGAAAGCTGACGAATTAGAGACCACTATAACCAATATTGACTTAGAAACAATTAGGGCATTTTATGACTTTGACGAGTGTGTAATCTTTAACGCTTGGGAATATATAAAAAATTATTTACCTTTGCCAATAATTCAAAGCGTTATAAAGTATTATAAAAACAAGACTACATTAAAGGATGTAAAAGGTGAAGAGGAAGCATATCAACTTTTTAAGGGTTTCTTGAATTCTATATATGGTATGATGGTCTCAAATATCTTACACGATAATTTCACTTGGGGTGAGTTGTATGGATGGACAAGCGAGAAATTAACAGACTTAAAAGATGAATTAGATATATATAATGAAAGCAACCAAAGATTTCTTTCTTATGTTTGGGGTGTTTTTATAACTGCATACGCTAGACGTAATTTATTTTCAGGGATTTTAGCTTGTGGAGAAGATTACATTTATTCAGACACAGACAGTATTAAAATATTAAATTCAGACGACCATAAAGATTACATAGACAATTATAATAACATGATTATAAAGAAATTGAAAACAATGTGCAATACTTACAATATAGATTTTTCAGAAGTATCACCTTATACAATAGAGAACGAACAGAAAATCATAGGACTTTGGGATTTTGACGGTCATTATAAGAAATTTAAAACATTGGGTGCTAAAAGATATATGGTATTGACAGACAAAGATGAATTAAAGATAACAATAGCAGGAGTAAACAAGAAAACAGGAGCAGCATATTTGAAAACAAAAAAAGAGCCTTTCAAATCATTTACAGACAATTTGATAATCCCAAAAGAATATAGTGGGAAAAAGGCACTGACATATTCAAACGACTCTTTTACGGAAGAGGTAACAGACTACAACGGAATTACCGCAGTGGTATCAGAATCAACATGGTCACATATGGAAAGCGTAGACTTTTCTCTTAATATGACTGATAACTATTTGGAACTTATAACATATGTACAACAAAAGGAGAGATAAACATGAAGAAGAAAACAAGAAAATATATAGACTTAACAACACCGGAGAAGATTATAATATTAAACCTAATAGACGCTAAAGTTTTGACGGATTTAGGTTTTGACGGTAGAGATATAAGAGCCTACGCAGATGCGAAACTGAGAGAGTTAGGTAATACACCAATAACAAAAGCGTTACTAAATAATAAAGATTAAAGGAAAGCCCTAGGGCTTTCCTTTTATAAACCTTTGCAAAAATTAACGTAGTTGTTTACCTTGCTACCTAGTTCATTATCTTGATAAAATACAAGGTCGTTTTGATAAAACCACCATATTTTGCGTGTTAATTCGTTTATAGGTTTGTTTATAGCTCTCCTGTGGTTTATTCTTATATCGTCTTTTAGGCTAAATATTATATCGTTGTCCTCGTCTTTTAACGGTGTTGTTTTCCTATGAATGTATGTAAACATATTACCACCTTTGTTAATTACTTCACATTGAAATAACTCGTCATCGAAGTCAATAAAGTAAGTGAAAACGACTTCCGTTGATTTATATTTCTCTAAAAGATGAGGATAGCTACCAAGCTGCCATTGCGAACCCGTTCCCGTTATCATCTGCATACCTGGATTATCAAACTGGAAATATTTGTCAGACGGTTTTCCGATAATATTACCGTTTTTATCTTTTTCATTTATAAGGGGACACATCTCGACCGCAACTTTCATTTGGTCACGACCTTTTCCATATGTGTATACGTCTATGTCTCCCGCTTTCATGTTCTTGAAGTTTGTCAGATTAAATTCCCTAGTGTATAAATTCCATGCGCTTATCGTGTTACCGCATAGAAAATTCTTAACGTTGTCACGGTTTCTTATAATAGTAGAAATCGTATTGAAATATAATTGACATTCATTTCCTAAATAATAACCACCGTTATCTGGTGCTATAAACTCGTCAAATATGGTCATAGTAACGTCCGGGAATGAAACAGATTTATCATGTTGCATGACGTTCAAACCGAAAGCAAAGCCGAAAGGCTTGTCTGCTTTTGTTATTTTTAACGTGTCTGGGTCTTGGTATGCCATAAACCAACTAGAACGGTAATAAACTATTTTATTATACTTGCCATTGCTTAATTTCTCGACAAGAGGTTCGTGCGCAGCGAAAAGCTGCGCACCTCTGTTTCCTTTGAAGTCTGTGTCAAAACGTCTTATATATCCGAACTGTTCAACCTCTCCAGAATTGAAGTAATTATCTATTGCTTTTTTAAGACATGCATACGTTTTTCCGTTACCTCTTGACGATACTATAATATAATATTGTGCATCTATTTTAAGAATGTTATCCAAAGAATAATAGTTCATATTTTTTAACCTCTCAAAAGTTTATTTACCTCTTCTTGTATCTGTTCTATTTCCTTATTAGTATATCCTAACTTATTAAGGTTGTCAACTCTCTCTTTTCCGTTACCTAGTTCTGACCTCATAATTTGCCCGATAACGCCTTCAAATTTTTTCTTTGAAGATTTATTCAGGTCACCCAAAAAAATTGCTGTGTGACCCTTTCTAGGACTTACAAGCACCATTCCAGGTACGCAATCTTTTGCAGATGTAATTCTTTTAGCAGGCTTAAAAAGTCCCGACTTCTTTAGAACATCTTTTTCACTGTCTGTGTTAAAGTTTGGAAGTTCTATTCCGTATACTTGTCTAATACACAATCTAACAAGACTAGAGCAATCGCAATGGCTTGTTTTCTTTATAGCTTTTATAGAAGTCTTGAAATTATTCCACGCTTCATTCCTGTAGGCTTGTGAATAAACTAAATTATTATTGTTACAAGCGTCAAGCATTGCGGACGCCAGTGCGTCCGCTTTTGTTTTTGGTTCAAATCCTAACCAATACCCTTGTGCGTGTGTGTAATATGGTTGTGTGCTGACTTGGTCTTCTTTGTTTAATCTGCTACTTCTTGCGCTTCCTATCTGTTTCATAATATAACCCCCTGTTTTAATAATGTGTAAATCTCCTCTATTTCTTCATCTGTTGCTGGTATGCCGTCAAGGTGGCACTCTTTAATCTTTGTAAATCCTGAACAGTTGGCAAGTTTAATATTTATATTTGAAGGATATCCTTGTATGTCGTTGTAATAGCTTGCGTTATAACTGTTCTGTCTGTTAAGAATTAAATAAGGTTTTTTTATTCCCATTGCTCCAGCATTGCTACCAATTGTATTTGATGCTGACACTTTGGCGTGGGTTCCTGTTGCTGCTTGAGCTGCTGCACCAATTAACAGAGGAGCAGCTCCTCCACCTGTTGCAAATGTTGCAACTCCTCCGGCTACAAGTCCAATTGTATTTGCTAATATAGAAGCATAAGAACCGGATGAAATAGGTAACTGTACAGCGCAATTTCCGCTAAATGTATATAAGGTCTGTTTCACTCCGTTTTTAGTGACGTTTAAATTGTAAAGAATTGTACCTGTTAAAACGTCAACGGTTGCCGTAACGTTAATACTTCCACCCATTAAATCTTTAGCGTTTAACTGTTGGATGCCTAAAAATGGCAAGTAAATACTTATATTAGTAAAGTCATAGTCTCGACTGTCTCCGTAATATTCTCTTACTGCAATTGTTCCGCAATCAATTTTCTTATATTGATTTGCTACGGTTCGAGTATTAACGCTACTGTCTACATAACCTACAATAATATTTTTACGCTCTCCGATTTCTGGCTCTGTATAAAGCATATGAAGACCGATTATTGCGTTCATTGGGTCCTGAAAGAGTTTTTTAATGCTTGTAGTAAAATCTGTAGACCATAACCAAGATGAAAACGCTTTAAGTTCTGAAAGGCTCGGAGTGTACAGACTAACAAAACCCGACTCACTAACTGGATTCGCTGGAATGAATGGTTCGGGATTTTCTCCTTCTGGTTTTGGGTCTGGGTCGGAAGGGTCTGTTGGTGGTTGTATAATATTAACTATAATATCACCAATAGAAGGCCACTTATCCTCCAAGTTGTCGTTGTCATTGTCTCCTTCTTGTGCTTTGTCTTGGTCGTTTAGTTTTTTGTTTTCTGGGTCTGTATTAGTATTTACGACCTTACCTATCATCCTATATTTCTTTTTTTTGTTCTTGTCTTTTTCTGTTGGTGTTGATTGGTCTTTTGTATTGTTGTACCACTTCGGGTAATTTTCAGCAAGTGACTTTGTAACGTCTGGAGTCTTTGCATTTGGTAACTTTCTTTTTTTGTATTGTTCTGTTTGAAATCTTCCAATGTTCCAAGATTCAGAAGCATATAAATAACGCCATAATCCGTCTTCGTGTATATCAAACGGAGCACTTAAATTATAATAAGAACCTGTTATATAATCATCTGTTGCTGTGGCTGTCTTTATTCCTTCATCATATATATAAGTTTCTGTGTATAATTTATCAGTGTACCCAGTAATTACACCATAATTAAAATACTCTGTTGCACTGCTCGATATATTTCTTGAACGTCTTTTAATTGTTTGTTCTCCGTCAAAATATATTCTTTTAGTCGGATGGTCTGGAAAATTAGAATTTTTTTCTTCTTCATATCGTCCAACTGTTCTATCTGTTCGTCTTAAATTAGCCGCTATATAAACAGAAGGATAGCTGGTTCCCGATGAAGTAGCTGATATTCCTAACCTAAGATTAAAGGCAACAGAACCTACACCATTTAAACCCGTTTCATCAAATCCATTTACTAAATCATCTAAGATATTAAAAATTGCATCATTAAATCCTTCTGTTCTTGTTAAACCCGGAAAATCGCCTTGTTTTTGTTGTGCTAAAAAGCTATCAACATCTACAGCTTTTTTAATAAGTTTTACTTGTTCTTGTGCTAATTGTTTAACGCTTACTAAATTAGTAAAATGATATGTTTTTCCGCTTTCTATTGCGTCAGGAGTGAAAGGATAGTCACCTTCAAAGAAAAATCCCTTCTTTACTAAAGCGTTATATACTCTATCTATTAAATCAGCATCAAAAGAAGTTTTACCTCCTAATTCTACACGCATTAATATTTGGTCGTGTGTTTTATTAACTAAACGACCAAGAACGGTATCACTTCCCCAATCGAACTCTTCACCGTCCAATTCTGATACTATTTTTCCAGCTATAGCATCACCAATAGCAAAGCCACAAATTCCAGCAACTCCAGCAATTAAGACAGTCTTAGGGGTTAACATAAAACCAGACTCGCAAGCTGTAGTTGTTCCCAATGCACCAGCGGCCGCAACGTCCGAAGTACCTGAAACAACAAGTCCGGTTGTTGTTTCTCCTAATGTTATTACTTCACCAGATGCAGTTATTACAGCATCACCCGCTAAAATATCAGTCTCTGCAACATTTACGGCAGCCATTCCATAAGTAGATAATCCCGTTGTAGCTCCTGCGCTTGTTTCTCCTACTCCACTTAAAAGCTCCACAACTTGACCATTTGGAAGCTGCACAAGTCTTTTTCCTGATTCTTCCGCTAAAGTATTAAGAACTTGACCCCAACTTTTATATCCTACATATTTTTTTGTTTCGACTCCTGTTTTTAGCAATTCATCTAATACTTCTATATCTTTAACAAGATTTCCCATTTTCTCACTTCCTTTTTTATGCTCCTGCTGTTATTAGTATGTAATGCGGTGTTTCATCAAATCCATTTTGAAACGTTGCGATTTCGTTCGTTTCTTTTGAGTCGTGTACGAACGTATCCCCATCGTTATAATATTGATTTGCGTTTGTCAAATATTGGTTTTTGTCTATAATAGCTTTATTAGCTCTTATTTGAGCTTTAAAACTGCTTAACGTGTCAACGTGCATATTTAACTCCCAAATATTATTACGAACGTTTACAGTGTCAGATATAAAATAATAACGATGGAATTCTGCTATATAAACATAATTGAACTGACTAGGATTATTTATTTCAACCGTAATTACCGGATTTATAACGCTTGAGCCTTGCTTTAAAAATCCTGTTAAAACAGTTTCATTGATTAGGCTTTTGTCTAGTTTTTCTTTTTCTGATGTATTAACATATAAATTTAAAGTCATTTTTAAGTCCTTTCTATAAGAAAAGGGCAACCCTTACAGATTGCCCCTACAAGGTAGAGAGGTTTATAAATTAAGCAACGAAGAAAACAATAAAGTTCTCGTCAAATGCATTGAAATATCCAGCATCAAACTTATACCAGTTACTGAAAAACTCGGCTTTTGGATTATAATTAGTTGTTACACGTCTGTCGATGTTGCAAACTCCCAATGCTTCATGGTCGAACATTACACCCAAAATTCCAGTAACCTGAACGGTGTCACCATTAGAGTCTTTTACATCTATTTTAGAAATGTCAGCAAAATCATAATTCTTGCCAGATGCCTGCCAATAAGGAACGACAGAAGCTTCTGGAAGTTTTACATATTCGTTATGGTATGTGTCTGACTGCAAATAAGCATCGGCAGCCATAACAAAGTCGTTTAATAAAATAACGTGTAATTTGTCGGCTGGTGTGAATCTTGCTTTCTTTTCAATGTTGAACAGTCTGGAAATTCTAGCCAATCTATTCTTATATGTTCCCATAACTAAAGAAGCGAACCGAATAAACTCTGGAGTTGTAAGAGCTTTGTCGGCTGTCAACTCTGTGCCAAATTTATCGTTGTATAACTTTAACAGGTTTACTGCTTTAGTTGTGCTTTTTGTGTTAATAGCTTCGCTATCATATTCAGCGTGAACGGTTTCAGCTATAAAATTGTCGATTGTTCTCATAACTAATTCGTCAATTTTGATTGTCATAGATTTATCAACTTCGTTGTAAATCATTGAAATGAAACTGTTCAACTGTTCAGCGTTCTGAAAACTCTGTTTCACTTGTTTTTCTGTAATAGAAACAGGAACTTCAAAAGTTGTTTTTGAATTGTAAAACTTAACGGTTACAGTTGGCTGATAAAATACATTTGGGTCGTAACTTGTTCCGTTTGTAAGTTCCCATGATTCATTTTCGGTTGCTTCTGGTAACTCTCCTCTTACTTTCTCAACAACGCTACCATACTCCCATCCATCCATTAAAACAGATGGAACTACGCCAGAATATGCACGATTTACAAAAACGATTTTACCTACCTGGTTCATCAATTTCCGTACATATGCGTCAGTTGCGTTTGCGTCAAATACCTGTGTACCAACGTCAACTATATTCGATAAATCTTCGTTGACTATGGCAGTCTCTCCTAAAACTTCCTTTGTTATTGTGTTTACTATGTCGTAAATCTGTGCGACTTTCATATTTTATTCCTCCTTTTTAGTGTAGGTAACTTGGTCGTTGTTATCTACTTCAATAGTTCCTTCTGGAATTGCAAAAGTAAATTTATTATTTTCAACTTGTGCGTTTACCCACTTGTCTATTACTTCAACACCGTCTAACACTAATCTTTCTAAAACTAAAGGCTTTCTATAATTCGACTCAATAGTCTCATATATGCCTGCGATTTCGGTCGCCACCGTTGTCTTTAGGTCGATATTTTTGAAATTGATAAGTTTGTAACCTGACATTTTTCTATCTCCTTCCTTTTTATATTATAATAAAATAGAAATATAAAAATGTCAACTATAAAATTGTTAAAATTTTAACAATCTTGTAAGTAATAACCGCAAGACATTATCGAATCTACATTTCTGAAAATAATATCAAAAAAGTTATATTTTTCACGCATATCAAATTCAGCCGTTAACATCTGTTGAGTCATTGTTACACCTATATTACCACCAAATGTGTATGTAGTTGTCTGCGTTGTTGCTCCCTCTTGGGTTGTGTCTGTTCTTGTACCGTCTGTAAATGTGTCTTCTCTTTGACTTTCTGTTAATATGTCCGTCCTAGCTTTTTCGGTAGTGGTGTTTGTTACTGCGTCCGTTATTATGCTGTCCGTCTTTGCTTTAGTTGTTTCGGTATTCGTAACTGCATCAGTTGCTACGCTATCCGTTTTAGCAGCTTTCGTTGTTGTATCTGTTACTGCGTTTTGCGTTACAGTATTGCCACCATCCTTTTCGGTTGTCTGTGTATCGTCTTGATATGTAGAAGAATTAAAAGCCGAAGTTTTATTTTCGGTTGTGATTGTTTTCCCGCTGTCTTTTGTCTGTCTCTGTCCGTTTGTTGTTGTGATTTTATCTTCACCATATTTGTTTGTTGTGTTTGTCTTTCCTAAATTCTCGGTTTTCTCTTCCGCACCATATGCGTTAGTTGTCTTGGTTGCTCCTTGGCTTTCGGTTGTCTGTCCGTCTCCATAGTCGTTTGTGTTTGTCTGTTCTCCTTTTATTGCTGTGTTGGTTTGATTACCTTTTTCAAACGTGGTTGTTTTGCTAGAGTTCTCTACGGTTGTCGTTTCTGTTCCGTCTTTGTTCCAAATTGGATTGTACTCTTTAGAAAAGGCTAAATCTATACGATTCCAATTCTCTGAAAACTTGTTGAAAATTATCTGCGCAAGTTTCTGAGTGTCCTCGGTTGATAATTGTGTTTTATCTCCTATAAGATAATCAACCAACGGAGATGTTTGACGATTTCCGAAAGTTGTATAGAACTCTGTATCTAATAACGGAGCTATATTTTTATCTTTCCAAGGAACTGCATAGGAATCTAAAGCCGTGAAGATTCCTTGACCTAATAAAAAATCGCAAGTTTTATTCACTTTCATCTTCATCTTCCTCGCTTTCTTCTGTTGTTTCGTCCTCGTTTGTTTCCTCACTCTCTTCGAGTTCGTCAACGTTTTCAGAGTCCTCGACTTCTTCGTGTTGTTCCTCGTCTGTTGTGTCTGTTTCTTCTGCTATTTCTTCGTGTTTCAATTCAAGTTCTACTTCATTGTCTTCCCAAGAAGAGTTCAAAGAAACTTTAATATTAGTTCCAAACATCTTATTAACTTCATCTATAGCAATTTGTCTTTGTTCTAACATGTCATCAATTAAAGGTTTCAAGGTGTCTTCGTTTGCTGCTATTTCATCATCGTTAAGGCTTTCCCTCTTCATGTTGTTCGTTTGGTTAAGACCTATTTCTTTATAGAACTCAGCTTCATAATAGTTTCGTAATTCTATAAGGTCTGTAATAACATTAGTTGAAGTACTAGCATAAGGTGACGTTTTAAATGTATCTTCACCCATCATACCAGAGTCAAATATAACGCCTTGTTTTCCTTTTTTAATTTCATCAAAAAAGGTTTTAGCTGCCTTTGCGGTTGCATCATTTGTTGCACTTGCTATAGTTGGTATTCTAAGGTTAATATTAGCTATTGAAATTGATAAATCAATTTCTGCTATAATTGAAGCGTATTTCTGTATAAGATTTTTTAAACCTTTCGCACTAGAATCAGAAAGCATTAAAACACATTGGTCACCAATTTCTAAATTTTCGGAAATATTCAAAGCCGGATTTGATACGGTTGCTATTGTTGGCATATAATAAACATCTGGTTCACCACCTAATCCAGCGTTGAAGGCATACAGATTTCCGTCAACTTTGTGCCAAATACAAAAGCCGTTCAAGATGTTTAACAATTCCAAATTTCTTTTGTCTATTGATTCGGGTAAGTTCTCATACTTAAATATTTGCAAACATCTGTTTAACAATAAGACGGCTATATCATTGACGGTTTTATCCTTTTCTTCTAGGTTGTATGGTGTGAAAGGTAACATCCAATTATTTAGGTTTGCCATCCTCATCGTCTCCTTCCTCTATTTTTAAACGTTCAATTAGCTTTGTTAAAACTTGCGTGTTTTTCTCTAGGATTTCTCTCAATCGTTTTGTTTCTTCTTGTTGGTTTTTCATGGTGTCCTGTATAGACTTCCATAAGAAGAAAACGCAAACAATTGGAAAACCTACCGTTGTTATTGCTTGAGTTAATGTAGCTATATTCATGTGATTGTCCTCCTTTTATTAAAATTATAAATTTGTTATTGGAAATTGTCAACTATAAAATTGTTAAATTTTTAACAAAGTTTTGAAATAAATTTCTGCCTAGAAAATAAAATTTGTGACTTAAAATTTCAAAAATCTGACTTAGAAAAAAATCTGACTTAGAAAATAAAAAAATCTGACTTAGAAAATAAAAATTTCAATCTTAAAATTCATCAAGTTGACTGACTTATTTTCATAACAGGAAAATTTAATTTGGTCAAGGAAATTTTGTGCGGGACTGTCCAATCTC